ATCCTTGTGCATTATCAGTTAAAGTTGGATCAACATCTGCAGAAATGATGTCTTCTGCTACACTTAAACCAATTCTATAACTTGGAGAATTGCTATATTGGTCAAGAATAAGAATTTGATCTGCAACATCTACAAAATATCCTCTTAGGAAGTAAACGCCGTTGCTAAGAGTAAATGCAGATCCTACAGCAGAGGCACCAGTAGCAATAGTATTAGCAAAACCCTCTCCAGCAGAGATAAAGGTAGTTGCATAGTTGATGCTAGTTTCAGTTACAAGAACTTCATTATCAAAAAATGTCTGAGTTGCAGCATCAGTTGAGCTAGAATTAAAATAATTTACGTAAAGTGTATAATTTCCTCTTTCTGATTCTTGATTATTGATATATGTTACTACTTTTGCAGTTACACCAGAAGTTCTACCAGTGATATTCTTGCCTACAAGTTGGTCCAAATATAAGGAAACTGGAACTCCTAAGAATTCTTCTTGAATTTGGATTGCATAAAACTGTGGATTATAATTAACACTACCAGGAATTACCTGTGCGCCTTCCTTAAAGAGATGATTACCAACATCTTCAACCTGATTCTGAAGAATAGATTGTAAGTTGTTTAACTCTCTTGCCTGAACAGGATATCCAGGCTTAAATAATACTTTATAATAGTTGCTCTGAGGGTCAAAATCGTCAAAATAGGGAGCAACGTTGAGGTTAGTTTCCTGTGGCATAATTCTTTAGAACTGCAAGATAATCTTTACATCTTCCTTTTGGGATGAAGACCTTGTTACGGAAGGTCTATTGTCAATATAAATGATGTTTCCAGAATATTTTTTGGATTCTGGTTGAGAAGCACCATTTGTGAAATTTTGACCAAGATAATATGTCCTACTATTTAGAACTGTTGAAACACCCGTAAATGCAGTATCAATACCAAGATTTACACTTCCACCAACAATGGTTATATTTCCTCCAGTTGTAGGAAATGGAGTAAATCTATTCATCTTGAACCCATATGTTGGGTTAGCATTCAATGATCCATTGGTATTAAAACCTGCAAGAGACTTATCTTGCCAATACTTCAATACTCCAGTAACTTGATCATAAGAAACTACTCTACCTACAGCAGTTGATCCAACTCCAACTGTTTGAGTAATTCTAGTATCTGGTGTAAATGTAGCACTACTATAACCTGCACCAGTTAATCTTAAAGCATATACTGAACTTGCCTTATCTAAAGTTAGAATGGAATTTGAACCATATGCCTGTGGATTTTCTACTAGTCCAATTGCTGCAAATTGATTTCCAGTAACAAAATCTGGATTTTGTGTGTCATTTTCAAATCTTGCATAGGTTAGAACATTATAAGCACCAAGTTCTTTGTAAATGTCTGCACCATGTCCACCTTGAGGTGGAATAATGACATTAAAAACTGGTTTTGTAGTTCCAGTTGGAACTCCACCTGCTGCAAGATCTACAGTTCCAAATGAATATCCAGATCCACCTTTAGAAATGGAGATACTTTGAACTTTGGAGTCATTATTGATAACAATGGTTGCCTCTGCTCCAGTACCATCCCCCTTAATAGGCACTCTTGTGTATGTTTGGTTGGCAGTTCCCAATCCAACACCACGATTCCTAACGGTTACAATCTTCAATTGACCACTAGATTCTGCATTATCTCTGACTGCTGCATTTGTTGATCCAGTATACCAATCACTTGGGACTGGGATATAGTTAGTAGAATCAAACTTAATTGCTTGACTTGGGCTAATTGTATAGAGATATTTCCAAATATAACCATCACCACTACTTCCTGCTTCCCTTGGCTCCAGATCAGTAAAGGTTGGTTCATCTAATGATGGTCCACCTTGAAAATTATTTTCTGGATTTGCATTATTATAGAGGCAGATATAGACTCTATAATCACTGTTAATTACATAGTAATTTGCAGAATATAAGTCAAATGATCCAGAGGGTTGTGATGGATTATTTCTACTAATATCATGACGATACATGTCATAAGTGATGCCTGATTGCCAGGTAACTCTTCTAACAACCTGACTAACATCACTTGCACTGATTTTTTTCATTGCAAGCATAGAATCCCAATAGTCATTATATTCTTCAAAACTATCAATTGGTGATGGGGGATTTGTGTCCCAATCAGATTGATAATCCGAAGCATTAGGGATTCCAATAAATGTATAATAAGAATTTGTGCTGGATTGAACACCAGCCACAAAATTCTTAGCATTTAATATACGAAGTTGGTCAGTAATTATCGCTGCCATTTTGTGATAGAATTTTTAGTTATTTATTAGGTAACATAGTCATCAGATTTTAGTGATGCATTTCTCATCACTATTGCAGAGGTTGATATACCCAAATATCCATTTTGACCATAGAAGTTGAAACTTCTCTTCTCAGATCTATCCTCAAATGTCATTTTGCCCCAACTGAAATTACCCAAGTTAGATGTGGATGTGTATGCTATTCCACTTCCAAATGAATCTACATTAACAAATATTCTCTTAACATAAGTAATTCCAACTCCAACAACATTCATTACTCTAATTTCACTACTTTCTGCTTGGTAAACAAAGTCTAAGAAAGTTGTTCCAACTCCAATACTGGATCCATCATTTCTTTGAGATGCAAATGTTGCACCAATAGAAATGTTAGTATCATACACTGTCAGATAATCACCTGTAGAAATTCCACTAATAGTTACTGCAGATCCAACATAACCAGAATTTCTCATGAATGAATTCTTTGGAATGAATAGATCAAAAATTAATTGATCTTGTGTAGAAACAACAGTTGTTCCTACTCCAACAACAATTCCATAATCTCCAACATAAGAAGTGACTTCAATCCTCTCCTTAATTAGTTTTGGTGCTTCAATTAAAACAACTGGGGGATTTGATGAAGTATAACCAATTCCTGGTGAAGATATTGTTATTGCAGTCACTATTCCAGAAGTTATGGATGCAGTTGCAGATGCTCTTTGGGTAGTTCCAAGTCCAACTGGATTTGCAATTGTAACTTGAGGTGATTGTGTATAACCAAATCCAGGATTTGTGATTGTAATAGATGACACTGTTCCAGAGGTTGAGACTAAAGCAGTTGCAGTAGATTGGATAATTGAATCTTGAGAAACAATATTGATGACATTCTGGAATGTTCTAATTGGTGCTTCATTATATGAATCAAAAATTGGTCTGAGATTATCCACATATGCAAAAGTGGAATTGTAACCAACTGGTTGGATTAAATATGCACCGGGATAAATTGATGGTTCATATTCAATTCTATCCTTACCTACAAAGGAACCATTAACTACTCTATCTACAGTTTGTTTGCACCATGTAACTGGTCTCAAGAGATTTCTATCAGTTGTAACACCTGGAGATTCATATGCATTAGTTGTAACTGTATCTACTGTATTGATACCAATAACAACTCTCTCATTTTGATCTAAGGATATTCCTTGTCCAATGTCTGGATTATTGTTAATATCTAAAGAGTCACCAACTTTAACAGTTTCAAGAACATCAACAAAAGCAACATCGACTCCACCAGTTCCCTTATAGAAGATCAATTTAGAACTATCACCTTCTTTTGGTGGTTCATTGAATCTGATTACACTTCCGCCCTTGAAAGTATATGCCTTTCCTGGTTCTTGAAGAATGTCATTGATGAATACCAACAATGTTTGTTCTACATCAACTTTGGATCCCTTTCTGGATCTTACAGAAAATACATCTTCATTCAACGAGAGATTGAAGTTAGTTTGAACACCATCAAATTTACTATCAAGAGAATCCAGAACTTCTAAAGTTCCAATTCCCCAAGCACTGAATGTGTCTGTGAATATTTCATCAATAGTAATTTGGAATTCTCTGAATGTGGCAGATGGATCTGTGGGAATTCCTGCCAGTCCACCAACAGGAATTGTTAGTATTTCCCCTGCACCATATCCAAATCCATAATTTTGGAATTCAAATGACAGAACACTTGATCCACTTCCAACGACAATATCTACAGTCGCACTTTGTCCAGATCCAACAAGAGATGATGAACTATATTGAAGTGGAATATTGTCATAATTTAAAGGAGAATCAAATACTACTTCTGGGGGATTAGAAACTGTATAACCAGATCCTGGATTTGTAATAGTTACACTTACAATATTTCCTCCACTAATAGCAGCTGTTCCAATAAATTCAATATTAGGAACTCCAGAACTGTATGTCTGAACTCCAACATTAACAACTGTTTGAATTCCTGCTCTATAACCAGAACCACTATTGCCTATACTGATTGATGAAATTGTTCCAGCAATAGAAACTATTGCTGTCCCACCAGCAGCAACCAGTGGTTGGTATCCAAATCCATTTGATGATGCAACTGATACAATTAATCCACCAATTGGATATGCTCCATTATTGGGATCCCAACCACTAGGAAGTGCATCATTTCCAGTAAATGTTATGCTGGTAACACCTGTATTTTCAGTTAATGTATAGTCTCCCTGTTGGAATGATGGTGGTTGAATTCCATTTGGTTCTTGGAATATGCCATTTATGAGGACAATTCCTCTTTGAGTATCAATGCCAGTTACATTGGAACCGTTTACAGTTAAACTAAACTCACTTCTAATTCCTGTAAATTGACCAGAAATATTATCATAAATGTAGTTTTCAGTATAAGTTTCTGAGGAAGTTCCAACTATTCCAGATCTCATGAATGATCTTCCTTGGAAAGATGAACTTGTTGATATACCAGTCCAATCTACACTATCTGGATCCACATCAGAGGATACACCAACTGGATTGTTGCCCTTTGGTGCCTCTACAAAGTGAAGTGTATTTTCTACAATATTGTAATTTCCAGCAAGTTTATAAACTGTTTCTCCAAGCGAATGAGCCTCTAAAGGTGAACCTAATAGAGCTCTTCTAACACCAAGAGTATTTGCAGTTCTATCAACTGATATGATGGACATAATTTCATTATTAACTTTGATATAATCTCTTGGATAGAAAGATGTTATTCCAGTCAGACTAATAGTGGTATCAAAAGTAACATCATTGTTCAGAACACTTGTTACACCAGATGAAACTACTGGACTTTGAATCATATTATCAACTGCCAAAAGAACCTTAGAATTCTGATTTGTTGAAGTTATGCTATGACCGGCACCAAGACCAACAGAAGTTAAATCAATAATTGATGGGGTTCTGGCTAATGCATTTTGTGCAGTAGTTGCAAATTTCAGAGTCTTATCATCTGGTGCAATAACATAGAGTGTGGATGGAAGTTTATCTGTAAGTCCAATTCCAGGAACAGAAATTGTAGAAATTCCAATGCTACTTGTTGTTCCTGCTCCAGGTGATGTGTAAGTGACTTCTTCACCAGTAACGAAGAAGTGATTTGCAATGAATATGGAATCAGTATTTACATCAACAATTGAGGGATTGCTTCCATCAAATGGTCTATTGAATATCTGCAGTCCATCATGCTTCAGACCAAATGCAGTCTTAACATCAAGAAGTGATGCAGTGTAGAATCCATTATTGAAGTGGATATCTGCATTATTAAGATCAACTCTGAATGGGGAAGTAACAGTAAGGTCATAAATTCTAGTCATCAGACCAAATACTCTAACCTGGACCTCTGTGTTTACATTCGGAGTATATGTAAGTTGGAACTCATTTGAAGCAGTATCAATTCCAACCTGACCAATAGATGATCCTGTAGAAATATTGGCAAATTCTGCAAAGTGAGAATCTGTATAGGAATTTCCATAAACACTAACAACTTCAAACATTTCATGACTGTTGTTTGTTAAGTCCTCCACAGAAATGATGTAGTATTCTGAGTCATATGGAGAAGAGAATGCATCAATAACTACTGGAACTGGAGAAGTTGTTGCTGCTATAGAAGTTTGTCCTGAATGCAGAATACCATTGTAGAAAGTTATTGATCCAAGACCACTAGATGCTGTATTTGCAATGGAAATGGATGATGTATTTGCAGTAATTGCAACCCCTACACTTGGAATGAAATCTACAAGAACATTTCCACCACTAATATATGCATTAAATGTTCCAAACCCACTAGAGGTTTGCATATCTGCATATTCAAGCAATTGAACATCTGTTCCATCATGGATTATATTCAACTCACTTGATGCATATTCCCCATTTTCATCACCAAGAAGAACCAAATGCTTGGATGATCTGTATGAAGTATCAATTTGAATGATATTTGTAGTTGCTCCAGCAGAAATATTTGCTTGAGATGAGAAAATATTAACTACATCACCAAGAGCAGTTGATCCAACACCAACAATGTCATTCAGAGTAGAGAATGCAA